CACCGGCGCATACGTTGCGCTTGCCGATGCCATCGCCGTGCTCAAAGAACAAGGGGGTCGCTCCACTTTCCCCAATTCTGTGAAACATTGTGAAACATTTGTGAGTGTGTGAAACATTGTGTGCAGTCTGTGAAACAAAAAACGTGATATAAATATTTATACCACGTTCAAATATCTATTAGATTATAAAACAATCATCATAACCTTTAGCACGCAATTCATTTTGTAATTGTTTTGCATTATCTAACTTTTTAAATGCACCAACTTGTACCCTGTATAATTTATCTGTTGATGGTGTAGATTTAGTAGTAGAATAAAATGCTTTTACTAACTCTTTAGCAATGGTATCAACATTGTTAATCATGTAGTTAGCATTCTCTTTATGTGTACTCATTCCTAATTCTAGTAACCTATAATTAATACCACCTTGCATAGCTAAACGTGGATTAAGTAAGTTGTTACGTCTACTGATACCATCAGAATGAATAGGGTGTAACCCTGTTGTATTTTTGATAGCATCTCTTAATCGTAAATCTAATTCATCAGGTTTTAACCCTGATTGAATAATAACGTGTCCACCTGCTTTTGAATAGTTTACACCGCCTGCGTCAAAATGAAATTCTGTTACCCTTACATCTTTTCCATACTTCTTAGCAAGTGAAACAATATTTCCCTGACTATAAACATTATATTCAGTATGGAAAATAGGTTTAACACCATCAGGTATATATTTTTTCATGGCAGGGAATAAATCTTCTGTCATATATCTATGCTCACCTTTTGAAATATAACCTGTTGCACCTGTATCAAAACCACCTGTTTTTAAATTTTTACCATGACCTGCTATAAATAAATCAATCATTGAAAAACACCCCATTCTCTAGTAATGTATTTAATTTATCACGTTCTGAATTTAACATATTTTCAACTACTTTACCAATCGTACCCTGAATGTAATTTCCTTTTATCGTTTTACCAACCCCTTTAATGAATAACTTAGGTTCATCAACTGCTAAACGTGTTGTAGGGTCGTTACCCCCATCATATCTACCTGTAGCCCTGTATGGTACAACAACACCAACACCTACCATGTTTTTGTAAATATCTGTAACCCCATCATTAATAAATAACGTTGTACTATTCGTTAAAACTTCATAACTAAATCTACCTGTTATTGTTTTACCCCTAACATCTTCATAGTGTAGTGTAACATCATTATTAAACGGTATTCTGATACGTATATCTGAAACATCAGGAACATCAGGAATAGTAAATTTAAAAATTTCTACTTCTGTATTATTAAATAAAAATCGTTTAGCAGGAATATTTTGTGTAATATTCGCTACTGAAAAATCTACATCTACCAAATCATCATCTGAAAAGTTTATAGGATAGGAATAGGTATTTATAATCACTTCACTCACTAACCCACTATTTTCACGTAACATAGACAAATCAGAATTATCAATGTAATAAGTATTAAATAAATATTTAGAAGTATCTTCTATAGGTGTAGTTGTAGATGGTACGGCAACAAAATTTAGATTATTTAAAAAACTCAATTCAAGACGTTCATCTGTTATAGAATCGTAAAGACTAGCAGAAAATAAATCTGTCCTAACCCACTCTTCACCGTTCATAGTAAATGCTATATCATCATAACCTGATTTTGATTTAGTGAAAGTGAAAAATAGTAAATCATTTTCACGTAACCCACCATATAACAATAACAAATGTTTAGTATCACCTACAGAATAAGTATAGAACATAGTACCATCAGTAGGTACGCTTTGATATAGTGGATAACTAGAGCTTTTTTCTATCCAATTAAAAGTTGATATACCTGTAGCAGGTCTAAATTCTGAAAGATTTACACGTATGAATGGTACAGTACTATCATAACTCAAACGTAAATTATAATTATACGGTTGAAATTGAACATCAAAATAATAATCTTCTAAATTATCTAAATCAAATTTATACCCATCATTTGCTGTAACACGTAAAGTATCTTCAATCACAACTTCTTGAACGTTATCACCATCAGAACTGAAATTACTAACTATCACCCCACTAGAATTAAACGGTATATAACTAGTATCAACATAAGCATTTACAACATTATAATTTTCAATCATTAAAGATTGTCCATCAATTTGTGGTTCATATTGAACAATGTTATCAGGACTGACAATAACTTCAACTTTTGTAGTGGTGGTATCTAACCCAACATTAAGAGATATAATTCCTGTATTTCTTTCTACACCGTCAATCATTTCAGATATTACACCTTGTGTAGAATCACTAAAACTAATGTGATTATAGTTAAAATCACCCCTTGTATCACGTTTCATTGTAAATTTTATAGGGTCTATGAAATAGTGGTTTTTTAATTCAACAGTTAGTAATAAATTCTTTTTACTTTCAGTTAAATAACCTGTCAATTTAACAATTTCAGGGTCGCCCCATAACTCAACATGTTCAACCATACGTAATAATTCACTTGCCATTTTTTACACCCCCATAATCAAAATAAATTTTTCAGGATTATATATTTCAGTAAATTCGATTTCATTTTCTACTGTATGTAAAACCCCATCACTTGAATAATATTCACTGTTTTCTAACTCATCAGCATATGACTGTAAAACATCTACAGAACAATGCAACTGATACACCCCACCCTTTAATAAACTAACATCATCTATAAAATAGTACCGTTCAAAATCTAAAATGTAACAGTAGTTTCCACCTGTATAATTTTTAATTAGTAGAATAGGATTTAGTATATCAATATTATCTTTAAAGGTACATTCTAAAGTAGATACTATTTCCTTATCTTTATTGATAATATTTTGGTCTGATTTATTCGTATATATTTTTAAATTGTCACTCATGTATTCACCCCTTATATAAAAATAAGGTGGAACGTCAATTCCACCCTATTCAGTTATTTAATTAAGCAGCACTATCATCTTCAATGTAGAATACAACAAAGTTTTGGTTAAAGTCGTTAAAGTATCCGCCATCTGCTTTATAGAAGTTAGTATAAAATTCTGCTTTAGGATTGTAATTCGTTGTAACACGTTTATCTAAATTCGTAACCCCTAGTGCTTGTCTATCAAACAGTACTCCGATAATTCCTGATTGTTCAACTGTTTTAGAAGTCGCTGTACCGTCATTTACAGATACATTGATAGATGAAATTTCATCTAATGAATACCCTGTACCTGAACCTTGCCAATAAGGAACCGTATCAAATTTAGCTACACCTGTTAATTCATTGTGTCGTACATCTGATTGTAAGAACACATCTGAACTATTTACAAAATCAGTCAATAGAATTAGATTAGCATTTTCTTTATTCGTAAAACGTTCTTTACCACCTTTATTAAACAGTGTAGAAATACGTGACATTCTATCAGTGTATGTATTGATAATGAAGTTGGCATAACGTAAAAACGCACTATCTGTTAAAGCATCTGCAACTGTTAAAGTTTCACCCATAGCGTCATTATACATTTTCAGCAAGTTTACACTAGTATTAGAATTTTCATCTAATAATGTAGCCCCAATGAAGTTATTAATTGTTCGCATAATTAAACTATCTAATTTAATCGTTAATGAATTTTCAACGTTGTTCGTAATCATTGTTAGGAAACCGTTCATCTGACTAGCATTTGAGAATGACCCTTTTACTTGTTTTTCTGCAAATGATACAGGAATTTCAAACGTAACTTTACTATCAAAAAATTTAGAAGATACTTTTGGTTGATGGAAAACATTAGGGTCATAAGATTGTCCATCTACTAAATTCCATGACTCATTTTCAGTTGCTTCAGGTAATTCACTTTCAATCTTTTGTAAAATTGAACCATATTCCCAACTATCCATTAATACTGATTTAGCATTACCCCTATATTTACGATTAGAAAATTCTACTTTCCCAATGTGGTGTACTAATTTTTTAACATAACTATCTACCTTTTCAGCATTTAAAATTTCATTACCAACATCAACAATATTGGATAAATCTTCACTAACTAAATTTTCTGTACCTAACACTTCATTTGTAACTGTATTTAAAATTGTATGAATTTGTTCTACTTTCATATTTTACTACCCCTTTATATTTTTTATTTTAATAACCCTGAATACATAAACCATTTACAATATCTTTATAAATTTCTAACCTATAATTAGGATACTCTTTAAACAGTGTCGTTATAAATTCCATTCTGTTTTTATCATATCCTGTTTTAACAGTGGTATCTGTTCCTGCTAATTCATTGATTACATTTTCAATATTTTCTTTAGTATCTGACCTTGTTGTTCCTGCTTGTTTAGTGTCTACTGTTTCATCATAAGCTACTACAAAATCATCATCTGCTACATCACTAGAATTAGTACCTGTTCTGTCTACAGTATCTGTTCTATCAGTTGTTTTGGTGGTGGTAGTTTCTAACATTCCATCATCTACTAATCTTTTAGCTACAATTTTCAACTGTTCCCAATCAGGACTTTTCAAATCAAACATCAAACCAACACCCCCTAAATCACTAGATAAAAATAAATCTTCTGCTTTAGTTAATAATTCACGTTCACCATACATAAACGTTAATTCTGCAAAATAGGGTTTAGTGTCTGATATATCATCAAAGAACGAAATGTAATCTAAAATATTATAATCACCAACTACTAAATCTTTTAGTTTCATTTTCTTTCACCTGTATCTACATCTCTATAACCTAAATCATTTTTCAATTCATGAACGGTAGCATTTAGTAACTTAATAGAATGTGTATTGTTACTTATTACATCCTGAAAATCACGTAATAATTTCACGTATGTTTCATTCGTTTTATTCATCTGATAAAACAATGTTACACTCACCGCTATAGGGAAACCTAAATTACTAACAACATCTAAAATAGAACTTTCCATCAAAAACCCCCTAATCATCATCTTCTAAAATTTTTAAATCTTCAATTTTTGGATCCATATTTTCACTATCTTCATTGTTCGCTTTCCATGAACTCATAAATTCAACTTGAATATCTAAATCAAACATTTCATTGACCTTTACCATTCCCTGCACACGATTATCTAACATATTATCTACTAATGGATAGATAGCATTTAAACCTGTTTCTACTTCACTTGTTATTAGTCGTTCTTTCTTTCTGTTCTCATTGGTATATAAACCAATTTCTGCATACAGTTGCGACTTTAAATAATTGTGGTATTCTATTAATTCACCTAAACTAGTACCATTTGCTTGTGGTGTATTTACTTTAATACTTTCATAAAGTAAATTACTAGTAACTAACCCAATTTCACCCCTTTCAGTTTTTGCTAAATAGTTTTTAACACTTTCTGATGTAGCGTCATCATTTGCGGTAAATACTTTTTCAGTACGTTTCCAGAAATTCGCCATGTTTAAAGATAATGCACTTTCATTAATTAAGTAAGCATATTTTTTAAACAGTTCTAAAAGTCCTAAACCTAAATAATCATTCTGTATCAAAACCCCATCAGACAAATTCACTTTCTTAAATACTTTAGTATCAGGATAATAAACGTTCCCTGCTTTAGCTTTACCGTAAACATCTACATCATCATGAAGTAAATCTATTTTCAAAGCAACAACATCATCATTGTATTTTGTTATGAACACCTGCCCCTGCACCTGCAACATCTTTTCTAATTCTAAATCAGGTAATGTATCAGGTAAATTGGTGTATTGAAACATTGCTAAAGTTTTGTTTAGATATGAATTGATTAAATGATTAATGTTACTTAGTTTATCAGTTGGTTTATATAATGCAATTCCATTTTGAAAATCATAAAAATTCTGTTTATCTAATTTATCCACTCACTCACCCCTTATCCTTTCCTGCATTGTGTTAGATAATTATTAATGCTATCACCCACTTCATTATCCTGATAGTAAACTTTATCAAACATAAAGAACTCACGTATTCGGTTTTCTAATTGATTTCTCGGTTTTAATATACTTCTATTATAATTTATTTTCGGTACATAATCAAAAGTGTAAATTAAATCAGTATCTGTATTCTGTAATTCTGTTGTTTTCCTATGAATGAAAGTGAAAAGGTTGTTATCTTTATTTACTATTTCACACTGAAATAATTCGTCATTGTATTCTATGAAATAAATAAACAGGATGTCTTTAGGTTTAAACTTCACAGGGCAATGTGGATAAATATCTAATTCCCATGCACCTGTAGTTATCATTTCTAATTTAGGGTTGTCAAAAGCAAAATAGAAATTGTTCTCTTTAGATTTCCCTGTAGATTTAGTGTATTCTAAAGCTACTTTTAATTCACCGTTACCATATTTATAAACGTCAATCGTTCCCTGTTCCTGTCTATCTACATTGGTAATACCCATTTCAGTGAAATATGGTGAGTATCTATTTACCGTATTACCTAACATAAATATTTTTACTGTTGTACGTTGTCTTACTATAGTTGAAATTGTATTCATGAATAACACAAATTCATCAGGTAAATATACCTGCCTTGTTAGGAACTCATCAAAGATTATTGTATTTATTTTTGGATATGTGATTGATTTATTATGTTCTGTATCTGATAAAGCAAATGGATAGGCTATCACGTCCTGCTCATTATAGATAGGCTTACCCTGTTCGCTATAATTACATAGGTAATATTTACCTGCCCAATAATAGATACCTTTAAATTCACCTTTAGAAATTTTATATATTTCATCATTATCCATTAAAGCTGAAAAGATTTCACTTGCACGCTTACCCCTAATATCTTCCTGCCATCTTCTAACAATTGCAAATTGTGAACCATCTTTAAAATATTCTTCTATCCCATGTTTCAAACAGGCATATGTTTTACCATTGGAACGTTCACCAATAATCATATTATAGGTAGCATTTAATTTTAAAATTCTATCTAACGTGTAGAACTTGTTTCGATTGAAAATTTCCAATATTAAACCCCCTTTCATTCATAATTATCTATCTCTATTATAACACAAAAAACCCCATGTGAAACATTGGAATACTGTTTCACACAGAATTTTTATTGTTTTATAACCCCTTTTAGCAGGTAGCCCTGTTGTGCTAATTCATAGAACCTTACATATAAATCATTGATATTTAAACTATATTCTACTTCTTCTAAATGAACCCCTGATTTAGCATTTACCGTTACTGTCTTACCTGTATAATCAGTAACAGGAAATTCATGTTCACTGTCTATATAAGTGTGTGTGCTTTTCCCTGTTCTGTTAGCAGGTATTGTTAATTCATCAGTAAACATTTTAAACACTTTAGAATTATCACCTGAAACTTCTTTCATGTATTCGATACCGTTACGTTTTGATAGCCCTGCAACTGTCAAATGTAATTCATCATCTTCTTCTACTAAATAACGTTTAGCACCTAATGTTTTAAAACGTGAATAATTTCCTTCATAATCCCATAGCCCTGCAACTTTAACATCACCCTTAATAGTTTTTGGATAGAGTAAATTAGTATCTATGCTATAATGGTTAAGAGTAGCAAGTTGTTTCTTTTCTACCCATTCATTATATTCCCTGAAAAATGGTTCATGTTTTTCATAATTTAAAAATTTTATACTGTCGGTATCAGAATAAATATAATCATCTTTCAGGGATAATATTCCTAACCATAAATTCCGCCTTGCATAAGCGGTTATCCATACACCCCATGGATAGTACAAAAACCTGCTTACTTTTTCATTGTAGTTTTTAATTTCTTCTACAGGGTCTACTTCTTCAATACCCCAATCTTCTTCATAAGTAACTTCATCTTTTACAATATCTGTAACCATCATTCCATAAACTGAATTTAACATTCCTTTAGATAACATATATTCAACTTCTGAACCTGCTACACCTTTCAGGGTTGTTTTATCCTGATACAAATCTAACACACTTTCAATAATTGGTTTAGGTAAATAGGTTTTAGGATAAACAGTTAAATCTGTAATGTGTAAACTATCGTAACTATACACTTTTTTCATTATCCATAAATCAACTTCTGTTATCATGGTAGACACCATTTCTGCCCTGTAAACCCTACCGTTATCTATTAATTTTTCACCCCTAATTCTACACTTACTTTCAGATAAGTAACTATCATGTGCAAATTGGTTTTCTAAATTTATAAATACAGCGCCTATCAAACAGTTAAAATTATTTAGATAATAATCATATCCATTTTTTAAAATTTCTTCTTTAGTTGGTTTAAAACCCCTACCCATTGGAAACTGTTCGGATAATATAACAGCAGGATAGGAACTTGTAAAATCGACTGAATGAACATTTTCTAAAGTCTTACCTGTATAATAAGCATTGGCATGTGTAAAACCACCCATGAAAGCCATCTTTAATTTCTGATATTCATCTACTTTTAAAGTTAGGTTTTCCATAATTTCACGATAGTTGTTTCTTTTACCCTTGCTAGATTTATATTTACTTTTACCTTTAGAATAGTAACAGTTATCTTTCACAAATTCCCTAACCCTACCTGTATTCGTTAAAGGTATTTTAGTTATCTTACCGTAAATATCTAACTGTTCATTAATGTAATTTAACACAATGACAACATCATTTTCTAAATACTGTAATTCTAATTCAGTGATTTCTGTTTCATGATGTCTTACTTTACTATAATCTAAATCACCAACTAATTTTTTAATTTCATGTTTTTGTAAATTTTTCGCTGTATTAGATAAGCTAAAACCTGAAAGCATATAACTATCTCGAAATTCTATTCCTAAAGTGGATAATGCTTTTAACGGTTTTCTATCATCTACTGAAAAGACACCTACCCAATCAAAATATTTTCTCATGAATTGAAACTCATAAGCTAAATTGTGAACGTAACAGACTAACACCCTATTTTTATGTAAACCTAATTCACTAGATAGGGTATTAAGAAATATCATTAAATCTTCCCATGTTCTACCATAGTATATATGTTTTCCATCATTCCCAATTCCAAAGCCCCATAGATACATGAAAGCAAACTTTTCACCATCTACATAAGTAGAAGTTGTTTCTATATCAAAAGAACATTCTATATTTAGATATTCGGTAGATTGTTTCGTATGGTAATTATATTTACGATACGTTTTATATTTTAAATCAGCAAACATTAGCTACCCCCCTTTCATGTATCACGTTGGAATATTTAAAAACTATCTAAAAAATCATCTAATGTATCGTGCATATGTTTAAGCCCTGTAGCAGGAACTAACTTTGCTGCAACTTCCATAACCGCATATTCTACATCTATCGCTTCATTAGTTACTTCCTGAACATAATCTGATACAGCATTCCAAATCTGTTGATAACCAATCGCTACACCAATTTCTTTTGAATTATGTAAGTATTCTTTTACCTTACCTGTAATTTCAAAAAAGTTATTTAGTTTATTCTGTAAATCAGGTATATCTTCCCATTCTACAATACCGACACTAGCACCTATATTTTTAAAGTAGTTTTTAGCACCCCTAACTGTAGACGTTGCCTGATTGATAAAATTGTTTAATCTACCAATTTCTGCCTGTACTTGTGCCATAGATTTTCCACGTACCCCAAATTTAGCTTTCCCATCTTCTACCCACTTTTTATAAGCAGGTGAATCAGTTAAATTTTGTTGTTCCATACGTTTCAATCGTTTATTCGCTAGTGAAGATAATCGACTCGCTTCCTGTCTTAATTTACGTTCTTCTGCTGTTAGCTTTTTTATATTCGTTTTATCAGTAGTTATTTTAATTTCTACCCCTGCCAATATTATTCACCCTTTCCATATGGAATATTGTTTTTGAAAAATATCTTTTGTTTATCTGTTGAAAGTTTATAATACATTTCAATGTGTTTAGCATTGGTACTTCTACCATTTTCAAAACTTGAAATAGTTGGAACTTTCACCCCTGATAATTTACTCATTTCATCAAGTGTTAATTTCAGAATGTATGTTCGGTACATCTTACAAAATTGACCTATACTGTCTATTGGTATTCTCATTTTTAACCCCCCTTTAAAATAATAAAAGGTAGAACTTTTTCAGTCCTACCTATCCATTAGTATTTAATCTTTAACAATGAAGTTAATAGAATAGAAAGTTTTATCAGGGTATTTATCAGGTAATGTGTATGTGTAGATTTCTAAAAATACGATTGAGTTGTTAATCTGTTCTACACTTTCATTATCATTTCTAATATCTTTAACAGTATCTACCATATGTGATGGTAATGAAATATTGAACCCATCTGATTTAGCAAATGCACCACGTCCATAAGAACTAGTATAATCATAAACCCCTAACACAATGTACTTTTTACCCTTACCATCACGTTTAAACAATTCTTCTAATGAAAGAAACTCGTCAAATCTTTCAGTATTCGTAAATAAAACTTCACCTTTATTAAATTTTGCAATTCCCATTTTGTATCATTCCTTTTCTTATATTGTTTTATGATATGTTAGATGGATAGATTTCTAACGATATATATTTAAACATTTCCAACCCCCTTATATATCTATTATAACATAATAGATTTATAATTCCAGAGATAACTAACAATAATTACAATGTTTTTTAAAATAATTTCACAGAATTTTCCGAAGTTTCACAAATGTTTTTCAAAATGTTTCACACACTCACAAATGTTTCACAATGTTTCACAGAATTGGGGAAAGTGGAGCGACCCCCTTGTTCTTTGAGCACGGCGATGGCATCGGCAAGCGCAACGTATGCGCCGGTG